TTATCATAAAAATATAAATCTGGCTGATGGTCGTGTGAATCTTTTCGAACTTTAATACCATTGCTGAGAAAATGTTTCTCTGATTCAGACACAAACAAACTAGATACAATTTCAGATTTTAATTTTGTTCTGAAATCATATTGAAAAATTTTATTTGTTGCTACTGAAACATTTTTTGCAATTGTCTGCCAATCAGAATCAGAAAAGTCAAATGTATAATCACTTGAATTCACAGTCAACCATCACTTCAGTTAAGAAAGCGACAAAGTTGATTTCTTGGTCAACAACAAATGCAGACTTGTATTGATAGTCGGCAAGCAATAGAACCATACGTGGAACAGAATCAGGCTTCAAGCATTCATTGCTATTGTCAAAAATTCGTTTGAATAGTACTGATGGTTCATTGTCTAGATTCTCTGCAACCCACTTACGCATACCCGTGAAGTCTTTTGCTTTCAATCGTTCAACTAATGTCTTGAAATTGTCACTTGAGATATTTGCGAGAATTCCAGTATCAATCTTACCTGTAGCAGAGTAACGTTGCAGTTCATTAAGAACACGCCTCCAATCAGGAAAGTGTTTCATAATTAACTGAGCAACAACTGCCAATTCAAACTCTACATTTTCTTTTTCAAGAATGCCAGTCATACGTTTCAAAAAACGAGCGGCAAGTTTTGGCTTGTCTGCGGCGTTTATCTTAAAGTGTACAACGGAGCATCGGCTGTGAAGAGGGGCGATGATACGATTGAGAAAATTGCAAGTAAGGATAAAACCACAATTAGCAGAAAACTCTTCCATGAAGTTCCTGAGTGCGGGTTGAGTAGATTGAGGATTAAGGTAATCAGCCTCGTCAAGTATGACATATTTTCTTCCACCAGAAAAGGAAACGGTCGATGCAAAGTTTTTAATTTCATTGCGTAGGGTATCAATATTACCATTCATCGATCCGTTAATAACAATATAAGTGCATCCAAGTTCTTCAAGCATAGCCTTAGCGATAGTAGTTTTACCAACGCCAGGACCGCCTGTAAGAATTAGATTGGGTACGTTCTTTTGCTCAACAAATTGTTGGAACGTAGCCTTTAAGTCTGCTGGAAGAATAGTATCTTCAACAGTTTTTGGGCGATATTTTTCTACCCACAAAAAATCTTGTAGCATGTGTTCACCTTATCATAACATAAAAATATATTCTAACATAAACAATGTTAGAATGCAAGCGAGTGTTACTTAGCCACACTCTCATATAAAGATTCAACATCATCTTGTTCTTGTTGAATCTCGGTGAAGTTTTGTTTGTGATAAATCTTTGCAAGTTTGCGAGTATACTTTTTAGGCAACTCAAATTTATCTTCCACGCTAGTAAGAATGTCTTTAATCAAATCACGTTCAGCTTCAATGCGAGTGAGTGAGTTTGAAATTTCAACAAGTGCATCCAGAATCTTTTTACGGTCCTCTGGAGAGGACGGAACAATCACGTTACTCATAATATTAACCTTCGTACTTAGAGCCAGCTTCAGTAGCAATCCAATATTCAATTTGGTCTGTCGCATGTTTGAAGTGCGAAATGCCTTTAGACGAAATAGATACATCATATGTACCTGGAACCATCTTAAGATTTTCTGTATTGAAAATCATTTTGAAATTGGATGCAGTCTCACCAACCTTAATTGAAAAGTTGTCAGACTCATCATTTTTAACATCAAGTGCAGAGATAGAGATTTCGCTACCATCACCAACAACTGCAATATTTGGAAGACCCAAGATGCCAGACAACTTCAATACTTGATTCATGTCATCTTTTGTAAGACGAAAATTCACTTCGGCATTTTCAATCTTAATCTCTTTTGCAGGTGGCGCAACAATCATAGATTCATCTGCAAGCCCATAAGTTGTCTTGGATGTTCCTGATTTGATTGTGATGTTGTTTGCATCAGTATTGACAGCAATCTCAGGGTCTGTCAAAGAACCACAAAGAGACAAGAAACGATTCAAGTCATAGATGACAAAATCTTTCTCAAAGTTTTCTGTTACTGTAGCTTTGCCTAGTACGTTCTGCCCTTTGGAGATAGTTCGTACTACAGAGCCTTCTTTAAATTGCATACCAGCATTAATGGTTGCAAAGTTTTTAAGAACGTTAATTGTTGATTCGCTTAATTTCATTTTGTTTTCCTTCATTCAAGTCATGTACGTGTAGCATGATTATAGCATAGTGTAGAATCTTTAGCAAGTCTTTACGATTACGGCCGTCTTTCTTGCCATACCTTTGTGCATATTTCAGCACGTTACCAATACAGAATCCTTCACCATGTCCACCATCAATGATGAATTCTGTTGCTTGGAATTTGTCACGGGAATAATGTTGCCCGTATGTTGAATCAATGTAAGACTTCAATTCCATTAAAGTCTTGTCTTCATTATATTTGTAATCTGTCATTTCAAATCTGAACTATTACGCTTCATAACGTCATCACCAGCAGTAGGTGAAACGTTAATAGATGCAAGGGCTTGTAGAGAACCACCAAAGATATAACTACCAGCGTGTTTCAAACGCAACCATGGAAGCAACCATACCTTACCACCAGCTTTACGCATCCATTGGCAGAACATATAGTCCTCAGAGAGATAACGTTTTGTATCTGGACAAATAACGCAATCAAAGTAAGCCATGATTTCTCTGCTACCGTCAAAGTTTGCTGTACGAACATGATCTGGTTTGTAGCTTTGCTTTGGAAACGCTTTGTCGTATTTTTCAAGTGCTGTACGTGATATGAGCATGAAGCCAGTGCCGCTTTCTTTCACTTCAACTGGTTCGTCAACTCTGAATTTTGTTACACCATCTGCTGGATTGAAAACAAAGTCACCAACAAATTCTTCCAAATTATTTGGGTTCTGATCTGCATATCCTTTGTCAACTGCAACTTTAATCTTCTCCCAAGAAATTGCTTTCTTTGGATATGGACCACAAACAACATCCATGTCATCACGGGTTGCCGCAAAGTGCATCATAACCAAAACATCTTGTGCTTCAAAATGAATGTCACTATCAATAAAAATCATGTAGTCCATACCACTTCGGACAAATTCATCTGTCAAATAATTTCTAGCACGTTGCACTAGTGATTCGTTGAAGATAAAAAATAGTTTTGCTTCAATACCATATTTGGTACAAAGGATCATAAGGTCTGTGATTGCCTTAGTGTATGAACCATGACATTGCCCACCATACATTGGGGTTGCGACAAAAAGTTTTTTGGTTCTTAGTTTCTGAATATCAATTTCAAATTGCATAATCTCTCCATGTTTAATAAAATTATCTCACTATTATATATAAAAAAAGAGGCTACGTCAAGTAGCCTCTAAGGCATTACTGCCAAGGAGATTTAGAACGGAACTTCATCCGTATTTGTTTCGGACTTCACTTCCGCAGTTGGATCAATACCAGCATCAATCTTGCTGTACAAGTCAAGGAATGCAGTCTTTGTTTCGCCATCAAAACGATTGATACAGTACTTGATTGCTTCCATCTTATCATTGAAGATAGTGTATGCTTCGGCAATGTGAGACAAACGGCGAGTGGAAATCAATTCATCAAAAGCACCTTCTTCAAATGTCTTACGAATGATATCAGCCCACTTCACAAGATTCTCTGCAAATGCTTTGTCATTAATGCCAAGGCTGGCAAACAACTTAGTCAAAATCTTAGTTTCAACTTTAGTGTCAGGATATTCCTGTTCTACAGTAATTGGGAAACGCTCAAGAAACGCATCATCAAGAATTGTTGCCGCCATGTAGCGACCAGTTTCATCACCTTTACCTTTGGTGTTTGCGGTAGCGATAACGTTGAAACCCGTAACTGGTTCAACAAACTCACCAGTCTTCTTAACGAACAAACCTTTGCCTTCAAGTACACCTTGCAAGCACATTAGTTTATTTGAACCACGATCAATTTCATCAAGAATCAAAACGGAACCAGAATTCATTGCTTGAACAACTGGACCATCAAACCACTTTGTCTCTCCATCAATCAAACGAAAGCCACCAATCAAATCATCTTCATCAGTCTCTGGTGAAATGTTCACACGGAGACATTCAACTTTCAATTGGGCACATGCTTGTTCAACCATGAAAGTCTTGCCGTTACCAG